CGTGTACTAAAGAACCGTTTCTCTGGGCTCACCGGACCTGCCTGCTACCTGCACTACGACAGGGACACGGGGCGCTTGACACAGATAGACGACCCTGCTACAGATGCTGAGACAGAGACAGACGCAGAGGATTTTGACGAGGTATTATGATGCTTGACTTTCCCATATTAGTTTTAGGCCTATACATATTCATTATTGTGGGCATCCTGGTGACGATAGCTTACCTGGAAAAAAGGGAACGGTGACGAATGAAGCGCCTATTCCTAGACATAGAGACAGATGGGTTTAACCCTACCCGCATATGGTGCGTGGGTACAGTAATGGTAGAGGACAACAAGGATGGTACTACAACTGAAACCTCTAAGTTATTCAGCGAGGGAGAAAGAAATCTCTTCACAACTCTTGCGGCACAAGCGGATAAGGTTATTGGGCATAACTCTATTCAGTTTGACTTTCGGATACTTGATCTTCTTTGGGGTATACGTTTTGAACCAGAGCAGATGCTCGACACACTGGTCCTCTCTCAACTTGCAAACCCAGTCAGAGAAGGAGGTCATTCCCTTGAAGCATGGGGTAGGAAGCTCTCTTTCCCAAAGGTAGAGTTTGATCCTTCCCTTTTCTCCCAAGGGTACACGGAGGAGATGGGGCTGTACTGTATGCAGGACATCAAGCTGACCTGTAAGTTATACAAGGTACTGATCAAAGAACTACACAAGTTCAGCGGAGATTCCATCAAGCTAGAGCACCGCATCCGCATGATACTAAGTGAACAGGAACTCAACGGCTTTGCCCTTGACCAGGAGAACGCTTGCATACTGGTGGCAGAACTGAGCGATGAACTGGTGCAGATAAAGGAAGATATGCAGAAGGTGTTCCCTCCCACCAAGGTACAGATGAAGACCAAGGTGAAGTATATTCCCTTCAACCCAGGGTCACGTAAGCAGGTGGGAGAGCGACTGATGGAGAAGGGTTGGGTACCAGTGAAGAAGACTGACCTGGGTACCCCCGTGCTAGACGAGGGCGTGCTCTCTAAGATTGACATGGAAGAGGCACAGATAGTTGGAAGGTACATGATGCTCCAGAAGAGGATCGCACAGATTAACTCTTGGATAGACGCCGTTCACCCCCTGACAGGGAGGGTACACGGTAAGGTACTGACCCTTAGAACTATCACAGGGCGCATGGCGCACGCATCTCCTAACATGGCCCAGGTGCCAGCTGTCTACTCACCCTACGGGGAGGAGTGCAGGAGCCTATGGGTACCATCCAACGCAAGGAAGCAGAATCTTGTGGGAATAGATGCATCCTCCATTGAACTCAGGATGCTGTGCCACTACATGAACGATCCAGAGTACACAGAGATCGTGGTCTCCGGTGACATACACACAGCTAACCAAGAGAGAGCAGGTCTAAGCTCGCGCTCCCAAGCAAAAACATTTATCTATGCATTTCTCTACGGGGCCGGTGCTGCCAAGATAGGGAGCATAGTGGAGGGTAGTGCCCAGGCCGGACAGGCACTGATAGATAATTTTCTAGAGGCTACCCCGGCCCTGAACAGAGAAAGGCAGCGGGTTATCCTACTGGCAGAGAAAGACGGGGTACTCAGGGGCCTCGACGGTAGGCTACTGTGGATCAGGTCACCGCACGCTGCACTTAACACCCTGTTACAGGGAGCCGCAGCAGTGGTGATGAAGAGAGCACTCCTAATCTTTCACAAGGAGTTGGCGGCTTCGCCTTGTGCAGGGAAGGCAAAGTTTGTTGCAAATGTTCACGACGAGTGGCAGTTAGAGGTTGACAAGCCCTTGTCAGATATGGTAGGTACTATGGGAATAGATAGTATCAAGCAAGCAGGAGAATACTACAAATTAAAATGCCCACTGGGAGGCGAGTACAACGTAGGTTCCAACTGGGCAGAGACACACTAAGAACTAAGCAAAGCGTAGGAGGTAGCTTTATGATAACACTGATGGTAGTGATGGGCTTATTTGGATTGAATAACCAAGAGTATCTTGACAAGGTAGAAGAGCAAGTGGACAAGGGCTACACCTGGGAGTACCAGGGGTACACTCCTTGGAGCCAGAAGAAGTCTCTCTCTATCCTCATAGAACCACAGTCGGAACCTTTTACAGATGACTTTCCTCCTTACATTTTATTTAAACTTACCAAACCAGAGGAGAACAAGTAGATGGATAAGAATGAGAAGATAAAGATACTGGAGCACAACGTATCTGAGGTGACGACGCAGTTGTATAACTCTTACGCACGGATAGCAGAGCTAACAAAGGAGAAGCAGGCCCTTGAACAACAGCGAGATGACCTGATGCACCACCAGCTATCAGCCAGTGAGATCACCAGCAAAGGAAAAAAAGTATTGACAACCTATGTAGAAGATGCTATGAACCTTAACATCAAAACATTCCAGAATATTCTGGGTAAACTTAAAGGAGCTTGAGACCATGCCAATTGTACAAGGTACAGCTTACTGGGCAAAACTTGATCCAACCTCACCAGCACAGAAGTATCAGACTACTTCTAAGGAAGACACTGAATGGTGCCTTGACCTGGGGCTTGACAAGAAAGCAGTGAAGCTGATAGAGGGCATGAACCCCTCGGCCTCTGTCAAGGACGGTAAGAAGAAGAACCATGCCAGCGGTGGACCGTTCTTTAAGTTCAAGAAGAATGCTTTCACCCGTGACGGTAAGGACCTCCCGGCACCTCGCCTTGTGGATGTACACAAGAAAGATATCTCTGGCACCGCCATTGGTAACGGGAGCACGGTCAATGTTCTCTTCCGCGCCAAGCAGCTGGAAGAAGGACAGTGGGCAGGTAAGAGTGTGTTCTACCTCGACGCTGTACAGGTTCTTGAACTGGTACCTTACGACGGCCCAGCGCAGGAAGACTTCTCCGTTGTTGACAGCGGGTACGTGGGAGAAGAAGATTTCTCTGCGGAGACTACTGAAGACAAAGGTCTCTAGGAGATGACAGGTAGCAAGATTAGTTCTCTTCTGGTGGACATCAACAATCGTTTAGAAGAGGGTACGGGACCAGACAAGGCTAATCTTGCTACCTTTCTGGAAGAAATAAAGGAGGTGATGGAGAACTTTTTTGAAGAAGATGTTAACCGTGACAACAGAGGTAAGCTAAGACTATCAGCTGTTGGAAAGGAGGACAGGAAGCTCTGGTACGATTACCACGGGTACGATAAGGAACCTCTGGGCACAGATACAAGGATCAAGTTCTGCTTTGGTAATCTGCTAGAGGCTTTCGTTCTCCTCCTTGTCAAAGAGGCAGGGCACAAGGTGACAGAGTGTCAGAAAGAAGTGACAGTGGGTAGTGTCAAGGGTCACATAGACTGTCTGATAGACGGGGAGTTAGTAGATGTTAAGTCTGCCTCACCGTATGGGTTTAAAAAGTTTAAGGACGGGAGCATTCTCAAGGGTGACGATCCCTTTGGTTACATGTACCAGCTAAGTTCCTACGGTAAAGCATTGAAGAAAAAGATAGGGTACTTCCTCTCCATTGACAAGAGCGGGGGTGGCCTCAACCTACTAGAGGTACCACTGGACAGGGTGGACCCGGTGCAAAGAATAGGGTACCTGAAAGAGATCATGCCCCATGAACTACCACCTTCCAGGTGCTACTCAGAGGTAACAGAGTCATCAGGTAATAGAAAGCTAGGCTTCAACTGTAAGTACTGCGACTTCAAGTCAAAGTGCTGGGAAGATTCTAATAATGGTCAAGGTCTCAGGAAGTATAACTATGCCAGAGGACCTGAGTACTTCACGCATGTACAGAGGGAACCCAGAGTAGAGGAGGATTTCTTTTGAGCGCCGCACCTAGACCTGACCAGTCTATCATCAGGTCTTACCAAGAGTGTAAGTTCTGTTCTTCTCACAATGGTTTTGTCTTCTATGATAGCCACGGTTACTGTTACACTTGTAATGAGATTTGGTTTGGAGAAGACTACGACCAAGCACTGGAGGACATGAACGAAATGCACTGGACTTTTAGAGATGACAAGACACGGGTCTCTGACCCAGAGGAATACTTTGGTTTTGTTTACCTGATCACCAACAAGAAGAACCAGAGGAAGTACGTGGGGTGTAAGCAGTACTGGCAGATGCGTCATAGGAAAAGGTACAAGCCTTCCAACTGGAAAGTATACACCTCTTCCTCCAAGGAACTGTGCGCTGACATAGAGAAGATCGGGAAGAGAAACTTTAAGTTTGAGATCATACAAGAGTACACGACCAAGCGAGGCCTGCACTACTACGAGCAGTACTACCAGATGAAGCACCATGTGCTCACCGCTGTGCTAGAGGGAACAGACCAGAAGGAATACTATAACAAGAACGTGGGAGGGGTCAGGTTCTATGTTCCTTTAGAAAGGTGGGAAGACCCTGAAGTTATAGAGAGAATGAGTGTAGCTTCTAAAGCTAAGTGGACTGATCCTGAGTACAGAAAGAAAAAGAGTGCATCCTTGAAAGCTAACTGGGCTGATCCTAATTCTGGTTACAATTCTCCTGAGCGCAGAAAGAAACAGAGTGCATCGACTAAAGCTCAGAGGGCTGATCCTAATTCTGCTTACAATACTCCTGAGTACAAAAAGAAAAGGAGTGCATCTGCTAAAGCTCATTGGGCTGATCCTGAGAACAGAAAGAAAATGAGTGCAGCCTTTTGTAGAGGTCCGTACAGAATTACCTTTGACACTGGTAGAGAAATTACCATTGACAGTCTTACTGACTGGGCAAAGAGTAACGGGTATAGTCAAGGTAATCTCTCACACTTGTTAACCGGAAGGCCTCAGGCTAATAAAAAACGTGGTAAAGATTATAAATTTAAAAGGATTAAACACAAGGACATAGTAAAGGTAGAAAGATTAGGAGAACATCCCAGTGACATGGGGGAATAGCTACGAAGGCTCCTCTTTTGCCATTGAGTCTGTACTTGATGAAGGGGTCCACGATCACCACTCACCAGAGAGAGCACTGTTTCTATGTGTTATTCTACAGCAGCTACTGGATGCAACTAAGCCAGAGCACCCCGGTGATACCACGTATACCTCTGTCAACAGAGACAGGGCTAAGTCTTGGCTCACCACAGATGTAGGTGTAACAGCGGAAGATAAAGAGGAGGTATGTTTTCTTGCAGGAATTGAACCAGAAGCCTTGACAACCTATGCCAGAAAGGTTATAGATACAAAAGAAGTTCCGTTTATACGCAAGAGAATCAATGCAATCCTCCACGAACCCATCACAGTAGTTGAAGGCGCAAAGGAATCAGATGAAACAGAAAGCAACAGACGCTCAAGTGGGTGGTACGCACTATAAGAATTGTAAGATACAACCCGTGGAATATATTTATGCAAATGACCTTGGATTCCTAGAGGGAAACATAGTAAAATACATTACCCGCCACCGGGCCAAAGGCGAAGGTGCCTCAGATATATACAAGGTAAAGCACTACGCTGACCTAATCCTACAGCTTCACTATGACATAACAGAGGAAGAGAAAATCCTTCTCTCTCAGGAGGTGGAAACAGAATGGAACCACGGCTCTACTTAGCAGAAAACTTCTTGATGTTTGACGGTGAACCTGTGGCCAAGGTGTGGGACGGGGCGGATGAGATATTAGTTAAGAAGTTTGAGTACTTCTTACAGGACCTAGAGGAGATCATTGATGAACATGCAGCAGAAGACTGAGAACCAGATCACACTACCCACCAACTACCAGAGCTTTATTCATATGTCGCGCTACTCCAGATGGCTGGAGGAAGAAGGTCGCAGGGAGACATGGGAAGAAACCATTGACAGGTACCTATCCTTTATGGTGGACCACCTGAAAGATAACTATTCCTACTCTCTCTTTGGTACAGAGTTAGGTGATCTCCGCAGAGGTATGTTAAACCTGGAAGTACTAGGCTCCATGAGAGCACTGATGACAGCTGGCCCTGCACTGGAGCGTGAGCACGTCTCAGGGTACAACTGTTCCTATCTCCCTGTTGATTCTCCCCGTTCCTTTGACGAGTGCCTGTACATTCTGATGAACGGCACAGGGGTTGGTTTCTCTGTTGAGCGCCAGTATATCAACAGTCTTCCCACCATCCCTGATCAATACTTTGAGAACACAGACGATGTTATCTCTGTCACTGACTCTAAGGAAGGGTGGGCCAGAGGACTACGTGATCTTATCTCTCTCTTGTACACCAACCGTGTACCCAAGATAGACACCAGTAAGATACGCCCCGCTGGTGCAAGGCTCAAGGTCTTTGGAGGTAGGGCATCAGGACCTGCTCCCCTGGAAGAACTGTTTGACTTCACCATCCAGACGTTTAAGAAAGCCAAGGGGCGTAAGCTCACCTCCATAGAGTGCCACGATATCATGTGCAAGGTAGGTCAGGTGGTGGTGGTAGGCGGTGTCCGTAGGTCTGCCTTGATCTCACTCTCTAACCTCACTGATGAGCGTATGCGTATGGCTAAGTCAGGTGACTGGTGGGTGGACAATCAACAGCGTGCACTCTCCAATAACTCTGTCTGCTACACAGAACGCCCTGACATGGGTATCTTTATGAAGGAGTGGCTCTCCCTCTACGAGAGCAAGAGCGGTGAGCGAGGCATCTTTAACCGTGCCTCTGCACAGGTGAAGGCAGCTGCCAACGGTAGACGTGACGGGAACATAGAGTTTGGTACCAACCCCTGTTGTGAAATTATCCTCAGACCTTACCAGTTCTGCAACCTGTCAGAGGTTATCTGTAGGGCAGACGATACCATGGAGACCCTGAAGAACAAGATCAAGCTGGCCACTATGCTGGGCACGTTCCAGTCTACACTGACAGACTTCGGGTACCTGCGTAAGCGTTGGAAGGATACCACAGAGGAGGAGAGACTACTGGGTGTATCTCTGACAGGGATCATGGACTGCCCCGCTGTGTACGACGCTTCTCCCGAGGCTCTTCAGCAACTGAGAGACGTGGCTATTAAGACTAACAAGAGACTGGCAGAGAAGCTGGGCATCAACCAGAGCACTGCTGTCACCTGCGTTAAGCCTTCTGGCACTGTGTCTCAGCTTGTAGACGCTGCCTCTGGTATCCACGCAAGGCACCACCCTCACTATATCAGGACAGTCAGAGGAGATAACAAAGACCCCTTGACCATGTTCCTGAAGGACAAGGGTGTACCCTCAGAGCCTGACTTCACAGCGCCTGACAATGTAACTGTGTTCTCCTTTCCCATGAAGAGTCCCAAGGGAGCAGTGACTAGGTATGACATGGGAGCACTGGCACAACTGGAACTCTGGCTCAAGATTGCAGACAACTACTGTGAGCACAAACCTTCTGTCACTATCTCTGTCAAGGAGAATGAATGGCTAGAGGTAGGGGCATGGTGCTGGGAACACTTTGATTCTCTCTCTGGTATATCTTTCCTCCCGTTCTCTGATCATTCTTATAAGCAAGCGCCTTACCAAGACATAGACAAGGAAGCCTTTAAAGACTTGACAGAGAAGATGCCAGCTGCTATAGACTGGTACGAGCTACAGGAATATGAGAAAGGAGACACCACCACTGGGTCACAAGAACTTGCCTGTGCTGGCGGTGTGTGTGAGATAGTAGACATAGGAGCATAGAGAAGATGACATATGTAATTAACATGGACAACACCATGGCAGAGCAAGTTACCTCTGCTGTGTTGAGGCAACTTAAAAAGAACACCTCTGACGGTGGCGTGATGGAGGCCTGTGATATTATTATTACTCATCTTAAACCTATACTGATGAGAAAACTTGATGAAACATTGAACGACTACACAGAGGAGTTTCCTGACTCAGGGTTTACAGATGACTTTGAAACAGTGACGTAGCAGGTACAACATGGAAGTAACACTGATAGACCACATGGGTACAGACCTCTCGGTGGTGAACGCCGCCAGGGTTTCTTTCTCCAAGGAATCTGATTGGGAAAATATAACCCCTGCTGGTCCTGTTCCTAATTTACTAAAACAATCAGATGAAAAGCTGATTGCTTACCTTGCCAAGCACAAGCACTGGACACCGTTTGGCCACTGCTCTGTCTCCTTCAGGATCAAGGCACCTGTCTTTGTTGCCAGACAACTGGGCAAGCATCAGGTGGGCCTTGTATGGAACGAGGTGAGTAGAAGATACGTGGACGATGATCCTGAGTTCTACTACCCTGAGTACTGGAGAGGGAGGCCCACTGATAAGAAGCAGGGTAGTTCTGAAGAGGAGATTGATATTAATCCTCCCGGTGCCTCTGGACCTGCCATGGTAGATGACTATCACCATGCCGTGAAAAAATGTTTGTGGACCTATAAGCATTTACTAAGGAAGGGCGTGGCCCCTGAGATGGCACGCATGGTACTACCCCAGAGCATGTTCACTGAGTGGTACTGGACAGGTAGTCTTATTGCCTTCAGTAGGGTGTGTTCTCTTAGGATCAAGGAAGACGTACAAGAAGAGACCAGAGACATTGCACAGATGATAGACGTAGAGTGTGAGAAGCTCTTCCCTGTGTCCTGGGTACAACTTATGAAACTCTCGTAGCTCAATTGGATAGAGCAACAGACTTCTAATCTGTAGGTTGCAGGTTCGAGTCCTGCCGAGAGTGCCAACCTTTAGGGGCTAGTTACAAAGCTCATCCCATGTTTCATTATGGGTAAGGATAGTTCTAGCTGTGGTTGTGGTGAGGTCATCTTCTTCCTCTAGGAGAATAGGCTTCACCCAGCTACAGTTATTTCTGCTTGCTCCAACGCTTACGCAGCTGCTTATGCACACTGTCAGTAGTAAGACGATCAACCCTTGTCCCAACTTCATTACTCTTCTCCACCATCTCTGATTCATTCTCTAGGATATCTACTTGGGCAGACTTCTTCCCTGCTCTATAAGCAAAGAGCATAGGCAGAAGCTTACCTAGAAAGCCTATTACATTTCCTATGATAGAAAGCATTTACGCTTAAACATTGAAGCTCTCCCCGCACCCGCAGCTACTGTTAGCAGTTGGGTTGATGATCTTTAGAAAGTTTCCGCCTAGCTCTGTCACGTAGTCTATTGTTGATCCTATGACGTACATCTCAGCCAGTGGATCAAGTACCAGTACATCGTCAATAGGATCAGACCACTTTACATCTGGCCAGTTTTTGGCAAAGTCCCAGATGTACTGGAACCCAGAACAACCACCGCTCTGTACACCCAGGGTTACATAGTCTCCATCACTGACTGAGGCTAGGTAATCCTTTGCTGACTGGGTCAGGGTGATCACTTCTTGACTTCGTCTACCTTGCCCTTAACCATTTCTACCTCTATCTTCTCAGGCACCACCACGCCAGTCTCCTTGGTCTTACCAAAGGTAAGCGAAGCCCACTCAACTACCTTGTATACTTTACCCAGTATAGTAGAAGGGTCAGGCGTCTTGGTACCTGCCACAAGTAAGCTGGCAAGAACTACAACTGCCATCACTGCCTCAATAATTTCAGCTTGGTTACTTAAAAGAGTTTCAATCATCCTCTGTCACCTCCTCTGTAAATTCTTCTGATCCAGATAATATCTGGTATTTAATATACTCTAGCACAAACACCAGCGACGTTGATCTTATGTTCCCTGCCATGATATCTTCTACTAACTCACCGTCTTTAAACAGGAGCATAAGAGAACCGTCTACTTCTTCATTGTCAATTCTTTTCTGAATAACTTTAACACACTTGTCAAGATGCTGCAACGCCTGCTCTTTCCCTTCCTTATTAAGGGTGCCGTCAGTGTTTAGCATTGTAGAATTTGTAAACTTAACTACATCACCCATTCAGAATACCCTTTCATCTCCTCTGGCTTCTCTATCTCCCAGAGCTTTTCTCCCATTCCTTTACCCTTGAACTGGAGTATCAGGTCCATCTCGTTGGCAGTCTTGAAGAGTTTCTCCAGGTCTTGACCACCTGCCAGTAACTCTCCCGTGGTCCAGTAGCTTCCGTCCCCCACAGATACGTTGAGAAACTTAGGCTTACCCTCTTCGTCCACTGACTTCTGTACCTCTTCACTAGGTTCTTCTCCCAGGCTCATGTCAAATCCATAGAGGTGGAACTCTCTGAAGCCCAGGGTGTGGCCTATGCCAATGGTCCTGAGACCTGCGTTGGTACCTCCGGTGATCATCAGAGCGTCCTTTCCTGTGCCTTCTATACCGCCCTTCACTGCCTCTGAGAAGGCGTGCCAGCCTATGATGCTTGCTTTCTTCTCCTTGAGTAAGTCAACCACAGATGGGTCAGTCATGGAAGCCACCAGGAAATGAGTCTTAGGGTTAAGAGAATCAAACAGGGTGCTCCTGACTACGCCGTGAGTAGAGACACCTTCAATAGGCCTAGGGTCCAGAAGGGTACACGCCCAAGGGATTAGTTTATTTTCCATAAGGATAGGGAGGGCATGTTTGACGCAGACAATCTTTACAACCTTGCCCCCTTCCTCTAACATCTCTTTATCTTCTTTGATCCTATTAACATCTAGTGAGGGACCAGCTGAGACAACAAAGATAACTTCGTTATTAATCCTGCACCGTGCGTTGATCCACTTATCAATCTTTGGAAGGTTGGCCTTGATGTTATTTTGGATATCATCAGAGGGTACACAGTCCTTGGGGTGTACAATGATAGGAATTCTGGCCTTATACTTGGGCAAAGACAGGTCCACCACCATGGCTAGGTGAGTGATTCCTCCTCCCAGGACAGGATCATTAGAGGGGATGACATAGACATAGGCATCTGTCCTCTTCTTGATCTTAGCTGTCCACAGTTTGTTGACGCCCCTGTGTTCCTCCTCTGGTTCCCTGTCTTGTGCATCCTTGGAGAAATAGTCGTCTAGCACCACTATCTTATTGTGCTTCAGTTGCTTATAGTCATGGGCTACAGTGGTGTAAGAGTGGCCACCGTCAATGAATACAAAGTCAGCCTTGGGCCTACCCTTCAGAGTTTCGTTGGTGTTACCCTCAATCAGTTTAAACTCAAAGGTCTTACCTTCTTCAGCCTTCTCCATGGCATACTCTGTTAGTCTTTCAATCACAACTTCAGTTGTATTGGTTGCCTTGGAGTTAAACTCTTTCTTGTTAAGCTCTGGAGAGGTGGTGCCAAACAGATCATACCCTGTGTAGGTAACCTTATCAGTGTGATCAAAGGCAGCTTCTGCCATTTGAATAGCCCTACCTCCGTTGTATGTACCTGTCTCTAGAAAGCTCTCACACTTATAGAAGGTGATCATCTCTGAGAGTTGTTTGTATCTCTTGGCAGCTTCCAAACTTACATCTGCAGAGGTACCAAACTTTTGATTACCCTTGAAGTGCTGCATCTTTGTAGAGAGGACAGACGTTGCAAAGGCATTAAGATCAGGGACATCTGGTGTAAGGTTAAGAGCCTTCAACCCGTGGTACTGGTGTAGCTTCAGCAGCCTGTCAAAGATAAAACCATCGTGCCATTCTCTATAGGCAGTTACTTCTCTATTGTCATATGTTTCTCTAAAGTCAGAGAGGAAATCTCTGGCAGGACGGTTCTTAATATTGAAAGCAATGAAAGAAGTTTCACTGTAGTCCACTGCAGTTCTACCCAGGTGTACAATGTCATAGCCATTGTTACAAATCTTATCAAGAAACTCCTGATCAACCCCTGCAAAGGTAGCGGTGTCAGCGTCTAACCAGATAAGCCAGTCTTTATTCTGTATCAGGTGAGGATCAGAGGCTGTCTCTGTCAGGGCATAGATTTTATGACACCACTTGATAGCGTCTAGTCTCCAGTTGTATTGTATCTTCCCACCCTCGGTACCGTTGTGTACCTTCATGCCTTCTCTATAGTCTAGCATGTCCTGAATGTTATTAAGGTTAGAATACTTGATACCCTTGGTAGGAATCCCTAGCTCCTCTGTCTTGAGAAAGAAGGCCCCCTCGTCAAAGTCATGGAACCATGCGTGTAACTGGATGTCTTTGTCCCAGTGCTCGTCAAAACTATTGAGCATGTTACGCGCATAGACCTCTAACCCATCAGGATTAAAAGAAGTTACAATATCATATTTGTTTTTCATTATCTAAAGTATCTCCACTATTTTTCTAAAACTACTCTGGCTAAACTCAAAGTGATCAAGCTCCTGCTCCCACTCCTCACCAAATTCACTGTCTTGATAACCGTCAAACCAAGGACCCCCAAGACTGAAATGCACAGCGTTGATATCATTAATCCCATGGCTAACACCGGGAATAAAATTCCAACTATGAGGAATGCTCCCAATCTGTTCATCACCATCAAGCCAAGAGAAGTTGTGTAAGTTTGCACCTGTTTCACTGTTTACCATTACCTCGTCTAGTCTATCATTAGCTGGGTGGTCAAGGTTGTAGAGGACAAAGGAGGACCACAGCTTTTTGTTGTAGTTCTGTTGTAACATCCCATCCATCTTGATGGTTTCTTGAGGATTGTAATTATGCTTGACACACATAACCGCATAGTCATCATCACAGTATTTAAAGACCTCGCACACGTCAGAGAGAAAAAGAAAGTCAGAGTCGCAGAAGAGCACCCAGCCAGTGAGATTATTTCTTCTGGCAAGTTCAGGAACAATAAATCTTGAGTGAGAAAATTCTGTGGAGAAAGGTCTACCGTCTACATCGTCCCAGTACTGGCCGTCCTCGTCTATCCGCCAAGACCTATAGAACAAGTTGGCATGTCTAAGGGTCCTGTGATACACAGGTGTAACCTCCACCGGGAGGGAGGACCTACGGGTGATGGAGTGGGCGCACACTTTAAAAGGGATGTGCTCTCTTGAGTCATACCCTAGGAAAACATGCTTGGCTTTGTCTCTGAGTTCATTCTGCATACCCTACATTAGCAGCGAGGGCAAGCTTATAAAATAAAAAAATTATTAGTTATTGGGGAAGAATCTTTGGTTTATTCTTTTAGCTTCTGTACCCCCTCCTCTTCCATCGTTTATCACTTGATCTTTATACCTTGTCCTGGCTGTTCTCATCATGTTACGGCTAGGGTCTATCCTCTGATGGATGTTACTTTGATTCCTATCATGTTCTCTGACTTCTTTATACAGTTCATTAATTTCAGCACGGAACGCTGCTTTATCTTCTGCAGAATCAGCGTTCTTTCTTTGAACCATTAGCCTAAGAATTTTATCAAGGTACTTATCTTTAATTGCATTACTTTGAGTAGCATAAGCTTTCCTTCTATACAACTGTTCTCTTGCGCGGTACACAGGTTCACTTGCAAATCCCAAGGACATCAAGGCTAGGTCTTGTGCTTCTAGCCCATCTGTCAGGAGCCTTCCCTGCCCGGAGTATATTCCATCTTCTCCTGCTTCCCAAGCGTTTACAAGATTTTGTACCCCTGCCAAAGGGGTAAGTCTGAGAATAGCTTTACCATAGTCATCTCTTTCATAAGCATCAAAAGCTTTTCCAATTGCATTGGTAAAGAATGCACCGGACGGACCAGAGAGAAGAGAGCCTATCCCTGTTTGTCCTGTACCTGCTTCT